TCATTTACCTTTATATTAGAACCAACGAGATAATATGCCCTTTACACAGTTTACAAATTTAGACTTTGATGAGATCAAAGTACAAATTAAAGATTTTTTACGTTCAAACTCAAATTTTAGTGACTTTGACTTTGAGGGTTCTAACTTTTCAGTTTTAATTGATACTTTAGCTTATAATACATATATTAATTCATTTAATGCAAATTTAGTTGCAAATGAATCATTTTTAGATTCTGCGACCATAAGAGAGAATGTAATATCACTTGCAAGAAATATTGGTTATGTACCCCGTTCAAAAACAGCTGCAACAGCACAAATAACACTTTCTGATATAAACGTTGGTCCAACAAATGATAGTACTACAAAGTTTTTAACACTTCGTTCAGGTCTAGCTTGTGTTGGTAGTGCAGAAAATACAACTTATAGATTTTCTTTACCAGATAATGTGACTTCGACCAGATGGTAGAGTTGGTGGAACTTCTTTTGCAAAGTTTGATAATCCAATTACAATATATGAAGGAACTTATCTCTCAAGGACATATCGTGTTGATACATCTGTCTCTCAGAGATTTATTATTGATAGTCCAAATATTGATAGTTCAACAATTAGAGCATTTGTATCAGGACCTGCTGATGTGACTATCGGAAGAAAATATAGTATGGTTGATAATATATTGAATATTGATAAAAATTCTGAAATATTTTTAGCACAAGAAGTTCAAGACGAGAAATATGAAATATTATTTGGTGATGGTCTATTTGGTCGTAAATTAGAAAACAACTCTGTTGTAACAGTCAGATATATTGTAACTGACGGTGAAACTGGAAATGGTGCATCTAATTTTAGTTTTCAAGGTACATTCACAAAAAGTGATGGAACAATATTTACACCATCTGATAGTGTTACAGTAACTACCGTTTCAAACGCTTCTAATGGTGCTGAAGTTGAAGATGTTTCCTCAATTAAGTATTTTGCTCCAAGAATTTACTCCTCTCAGTATCGTGCAGTCACGTCATCTGATTATGAGTCAGTTTTGGGTTATATTTACCCAAACGTTGAATCTGTAACTGCTTTTGGTGGTGAAGAGATGAGTCCACCTCGTTTTGGAAAAGTTTTCATCTCAGTCAAACCTCGAAATGGTGATTTTCTATCAGATGAAACAAAAAGAGAGTTAGTACAAAGATTAAAGAGTTATGCAGTTGCTGGAATTGTGCCAGAGTTTATTGATTTGAAATAGTTGTATGTTGAACTCAAAGTAAATCCATATTACAATCCAAGTTTGAACGATGACCAAGAAAATCTTAAAACTGGAATCTCAAATGCTCTAACTCAATACTCACGTTCAATTGATGTAAATAAATTTGGTGGTAGATTCAAATATAGTAAGGCTGTGTCATTGATTGATAGCGTTGATTCATCAATTACATCAAATATCACTCTTGTGACAATTCGACGTAATTTGAAAGCAGTTTTAGGTCAATTTGCACAGTATGAAGTGTGTTATGGTAATATGTTCCACACTCAAGAGTCATCATACAATATAGTTTCAACTGGATTTACGATTGAAGGAGTTACAGAGACTGTTTACCTTGCAGATGAAGTTATAAATCGTGATAAGGGTCGAATTTTCTTCTTTACATATACAGAGGGTGGAACTCCAAATATTATAAAGAAAAATGCTGGTACGGTTGATTATATGCATGGTGAAATTCTTATAGATACTGTAAATATACTTTCAACAGTAATTGCAAATAACGTGGTTGAAATTCAAGCAATTCCACACTCAAACGATATCGTTGGTCTTCGTGATTTATATGTCAAGTTTGATATGTCAAATACAACAATCAATATGATTCAAGACTTAATCGCATCAGGTGAAAATACCTCTGGTTCAAGATTTGTGCATACTCACAGTTATTATACACCCACATTTACAAGAAAATCAAACTCTCCAGTGACCACAGGTTCTGCACTTTTACCATCCACTGCTTCATCAACTGGAACGACAACATCAAGTAGTGGTACATATGCAACATCAACTACAACATCAAGCACAACCACTACTACATCCACATCATCTGGTGGTGGCGGTGGATCTAGTTCTGGCGGCGGATATTAATGATAGATACCTCAATACAAAGAGTTGAAATCAATCAGGTAATTGAAAATCAGTTACCTGAGTTTGTTCAGGCTGAAAGTCCACTTTTTGTGGATTTTATGAAACAGTATTATATCTCCCAAGAATATCAAGGTGGATCAATTAACATCGCTGAGAATCTTGACAGATATACTAAGTTACAAACATATGTTGGTGCTGCGCTTACAGAATATACAGGATTGTCTACGGATACACAATCCTTTTCCTCCACAATCTTTGTAGATTCAACAAAAGGTTATCCAAAAAAATACGGATTACTAAAAATTGATGATGAGATTATAACATATACTGGTATTGGAACAACATCATTCACTGGATGTGTTCGTGGTTTCAGTGGTGTTGATGCGATGGATCAACCTTTAAGGTCAGATTTATTATCATTCAACACTAGTGTTGGTGTTTCTCATACTGGCGGCACAAAAGTTCATAATCTATCCAATCTTTTTATTCGTGAATTTTTTAATAAACTTAAAACAACTTATGCAAGTGGATTTGAGAATCGTAAATTAGATAGTGATTTAGATCAAGTTAAATTTATTCGACAAATTAAAGATTTTTATCGAACAAAAGGAACAGAGGAATCATATAAAATTTTATTCAGAGCCTTGTATGGCGAAGAAGTTAATATTATTAAACCATCTGATTTTTTAATTAAACCCTCTGATGCTGATTATGGATTTGCACAGGATTTTGTAGTTAAATCAATTACAGGCGATCCTCGCAATTTAAAAGGATCGACACTATTTCAAGATGCTGATGAAGATGATAGTAATATTCAAGGAGCCTCTGGTGCAATATCAGATGTCAAAGACTTTTTATATGATGGAGAACATTATTATCAAATAAGTGTATCGAAAGATTCAATAGATGGTAATTTTATAGTTCCAGGCAGAACTCGAATTGTTGACTCAGTATCACTTGGTTCGACTGTCATTACAGTTGATACTACTGTTGGATTTCCTACAAGTGGTTCTTTGTCACTGCCAACAGCGAGTGTTGCTGGTGTTGTAACTTATACAGGTAAAAATACAAATCAATTTGTTGGAGTAGACACAGCTCGTGATGTTTTAAGTATTGGTGATGATGTAAGATATAATAATGTTGCATACGGATATTCTTTTGCAAATAATACAAAGAAAATAGAGGTTTTAATTACTGGTGTTTTAAAAGATTTCCCAATACCTGATAATACTTTTTACTTTAACAAAGGAGATAAAGTTAAAGTTGGAACATTTGGAGCTTACAAAAGTTCAGAGGATGCTAATTTTGGTTCATATGTTTATAATACCTCTGTTAAATTTACTCCAAAAAGTGTTGTTCGTCAGTCAAGTAGTAGTTTTACAATCAACACTCTTTCTGATCATGGATTTTTAGAAGAAGATGCAATTGAAGTTTTAGATGGTCAATCCAAGTTTGTTGCACTAGGTCGTGTTTTAAGTGTTATTAGTAGTTCAACTTTAATACTAGGTGATTTGCCTGGCGTTGCTGAAAATAATTTTGCATTTATTCGTAGAAGAATTAAGAGAGGAAATAGTTCTCTTCATGATAATATTACAAAATATACAACTGATGTTCAAAATGTGTATGATCATGATAGTGATAATGCACTCGCACTACCACCACATCCTCATGCATACGTTGCCTCACCATCAATTCCAAGTTTAGGTAATGAACCTATAGTTGCACCAGACCGTTCTGTAACGTGGACTGGCGCCACTGGCGGAGACCTTATACAGTTAATACAGGTTACAGAGGGTGCATCAGATCATGGATTCTATTCTGGAGAGGTTGTCACATATAGTGTTGTAAGTGGTAATCTAGGTCAATTAATTGATGGTAAAAATTATTATATAAGTCGTGTTGATTCTAACAATATTCGTCTTGCAAACTCCTTACCTGACTTGGTGAATGGTGATTTTGTAGATGCAACTGGAGATGGTACGTTTAAAATCTCCGTTCCTGATTTGGCTGGTAAAAAATTAGATCATCAGAAATTATTAAAGAGATTTTCCTTGAATCCAGTCTTTGACGGGGCAAGGCGTGAGACAGCGCCAGGCACCACTGGCATGTTGGTAAAT